TCAGGCTAGCCTGACTTGTTCGGCGAACGACGGCGTCAACGGTTCGTCCCGACGTCGTTTCACGCCTGACGACCGCATCAACCGTGAAGCTCGAGGTCGAGGTGACGCGGAGGGAGGCGTCGACCGAGAAGCTGCCCGTGCGTGTGGTGAGGGCCGACGCGATGACCGCGTCGATGGTCAGGCTGCCGGAGCCGCCTGCAGCGTCCTGCTGGAAGGCGTCAGCCTGATAGCCGTTGCCCTGAAAGGCGTTCTCACCGTCTTCGTAGACGGTTCCCGCGAAGACGCCGGGATCGAAGATGCCCGACATCAGGAAGCTCTATTCGAGAAGGTAGCGGCCATGGGATTGGCCCCTTTCGATTACCCCATTGGATTGGGGTTGCGGAGATCAGGAGTAGTAGAGCGCCAACTGTGGCCTGTAGGCGACCGTGGCGTTTGCCCGATCCGCATAACCAGTTCCGTTCTGGCTCGCCGGAACAATGGCGTCTAGGATCTGAAGATCAACAGTCGAGACCGACAGCCCGATGATGCGGTTGACCATGGCCGTCAGATCCCACACCACGGGAGCCACTGCCCCCGAGAAGTTCACAATTCCAGAAGATCCACCTGAGGGATAACCGCCACCAATGTAGTTTGTCGAAGGGACCACGATGGTGTTCTCGACATCATTCCCCGCCGACAACCCGCCTCCCGTGGTCCAGTTGCTCCCTGATTTGTATTGGGTCCACGTCATCTCGCTCTCGACCCAGTCCGCTCGAAGGCATCGACGAACGAGGTGGTAGCTGGAGGCATCAGTCGAGTTCGACTTAGCCACCATCATGAGCTGCAATCTGGCAAAGACCAAGGAGGTGATGGTCAGACCGGTAAGATCGAACGATAGAAAAGAGATGTGCGAATACGCATCGGCCGGGAAGTCGTTGACGACCAGATTTCCCGTTCCGTAGTTGGTAGTCGCAGCACCAGCAGACGCTATCCCGTCCTTGGTGGGATAGAGAACCACCGCCTGCTGGACGACCCCAGCCGCAAGCTTGGCAGCCGTGATCGTCCCGTCCGCGATGGTGTGGTCCGCGTTCCAGTCCGAAGGGCGCGTGACGGTGGTGTCGGTGCCGTCGCTCTTGGGGTTCGTGAATGCGTGCTTGATGCCCACGGCTATCCTCCGAGCATTCTCGAGGCGACGATGTCTACATCGTCTCCGCCGCAGACCACCCCGTTCGGCAAGAGCCAGAGCCGGGTCATGTCCCCGTTACGGTGCTTCTTCCCGATGCCTACGGCAGTGATCTCGCTGCCTGCCATCAGGTTCCCCACGTGGTGTCGAGTGAAGTATGGCTGGTCACCCTGCTCCACGATCATGCAGAAGAGGGGGCGGCTCGTTTCCTTGTGGTACAGGACCCACGTGCCGGGTGCTCGCATGAGGGCCATGTTGGCGGCGATCCATCCCGGCTGGTCGAGGTCGATCCCGGTGTTGCCGTTGCTGCGGTCATCTGGCTCGATGACGAGGAAGAAGGGGAAGTCCCCGTGCCACGGGCTCGCTTCCACCGGGACCTCGACGGCCGTGCCTTCGATCACTTCCATCCGACCTTCTCCATCGCCTCTTCGCGGGTCATGACCTTCTCGCCGATCTCCTCGAGAACGGCTTCGCGGAACGCGCTGGCGGCGGGGTCTCGGAAGACGATCTCCCGCAGGAAGGTCCCCTCGGTGATGATCTGCTCACCGACGTGACCGACCTTGACGGACGTGTCCACGAAGATCTTGCTGCCGGATGCCTTGGCCTCGCGGCAGAACAGGAAGTCCTCGCCGTACTCCTCCTCCCAGCGGAAGAAGGGTGCAGGGCGCTGGCCCTTGCGGGCCTCGAAGCTCTCGAACGGGCCCGCGTTGGCCTTCATCAGGATCCGGTCGAAGACGCGCTTGTGGATCAGGCAGAAGGCCATCCCAGTTGCGTCCACCTCGACCGCCGCATCAGCAGGCCACCGCTCGAGGAAGGTGTACCCGTGGTTGCCGGGGTCGACGGCCTCCTTGTACATGGTGGGCTGGTAGGGATCGCCCCTCTGGAAGCAGAGGCCGCCCACCATGTCGAGATCGAACTTCTCGCGGGTCTCGACGAGGATGCGGGTCGCCTCGGGCTGCCAGACCATGTCGGAGTCGATGAAGAGGATCCAGTCACCCTCCATCTCGTTGATGCACTGGTTGCGCTGGAACGTGAGGATGTTCCCCACGATGATGAAACGCTTGAGGTACTGCCCGGGCCGCAGGTAGGTCCGGTCGTCCATCATCAGGCTCACGGCGGTCGCCGCAGCCACCGTGCCACGGGTGACCATGGCGATGGTGCCCACGCACTCCTGCGCGTACACAGGGTTCTCGTGGACCTCGAGGATCTCCATGTCGAGACCGTTGATGATCCCGGCCCCGCGAGGGGCCTTAGGCTTGGCCGCCATGGTCAGGCGACGACGACGGTCAGGGCGTCGGAGACGCCGACCTCGCTGGTGGGATCGGTGACGTTGTAGAGCTGCACGGTGTAGCTCCCCGCCACCGGGAAGATGTAACTGTTGAACTGGAACGCCCCATCCGGGGTCGTCCCGAACACCTGCGAGCGCCCGACCTCCACGCCGCCGACCACGAAGGTCAGGACGAAGCGGTTCTCGACGTGCGTGCTGCCGTCGTTCGCGTCGGTGCCCGCGATGGCGAAGGTGCAGACCGTCTTCGTGGCGGTGATGCTCCCACTGGCGGGGATGACTGTGATCGCTGCGGCCATTAGATTGCCTCCACTGTCACGTCTACGAGCTGATGCTCGTAGGGTACGACGACTTCATCGCGGAACATCTGCTCCTTACGATCAGCGAACCTCCAGAGCGGGCACTTCGAGCACTTCGAGAACACGACGCCGTTGTAGACATCCGGCTCCCAGTCGTGCTCACCCACGCAGACGTTGGTGGGCCCCTGCATTCTGTGGGGCGACTGCAGGGGGTGCCACGCGAAGGGTGGCTCCCAGATCTTGATCATCGGCCCGCACATCCTCTTCGCGAGGTTCTGGTCCTCGCTGCCGTGGCGGCCGAGGAAGAGCATGTCGAAGCCCTGATGCTTCAGGAGCGCCTCCCGCTTGACACCAAGGCAACCTGCGTAGCCGCTCTGGTAGGTGTGGAAGCGGTTGGCCTCGTGCTCCCTCGACCGCCCAATGGAGGGGTCCGCGTCGAGCAGCTCCGCCGGGTCGTGATCGTCGAAGTCGATGAAACGATGGTGGCCCCAGACGACCTCGGTGTCCTCCAGCTTGAAGGCGAAGTCCCGCACCATGTGGCGGGGAGCGATCTGATCGTCGTCCTGAAAGATGATGACGTCGGCGCTCGACTCCCAGATCCCGATGTTCCTCCGCAGGGCCACGTCCTTGTAGCCGTAGGGATAGTCCTCGGAGTCGAAGCGCAGCACGCGAGCCGAGACCTCGAGCAGGAACTCCGGGGCGCAATACTCGTTGCTGACGACGGTGACCAGATCGGGTGGACGCGACTGCTGGTTCAGCGACCACAGCAGCTTCGAGGGGTTCCCCGCGCTCGGGACGATCACCTCGATGTTCATCCGTGCTCCTTGCGCCAGAGCCGCTGGTCTTCGAGGATCAGGGGCCCCAGCTCGCCCTTCCTGCGCTCCGCCGACGTGCTCTGGTCGTGAGCCAGTGGCAGGCCGTTGACCCGCCCCACTTCGAGCCCTTCGGCCCTGACATCGAACTCGAACTGGTCGTCACCGAACCACCAGTTGAAGCGTTCGTCGAAGGGGATCATGAGCCCCCTCCTGAACATGAAGCAGAACCCCGTCATCCCGCCGACGCGGGCGGATCCAGTCGTGAGCTGGACCACGATCTTCTCCGGCAAGCCTGCCTTGAGGGGCGCATGCTGGTCCGGGTAGACCACCCCCAGACGTGGCTGGGCCTCGAGGACCGCCGCCATCATGGTGAGCGTCCCCGGAAGGATGGTGATGTCGTCGTTCAGGATCGCGATGTAGTCGCCGCTCGACATCCCCACGCCTGCGTTCCACATGCGGTAGATGCTGTGGCCGTACTGCCCCGACTCGAGAAGGTTGACCTCCACCTCGTCTGCCTTCAGGACATCCAGCAGTCGGGCAAGCTGGGGCGGGTGGTACAGGGTCGGAATGACAGCCGAGATCACGTCGACGGAACCTTGTGGGCGGGCCAGTAGCGGTAGACGATCTCGTCCACGAACGCCATCTTCACCTCGGCCACCAGCCTGCTCCGAAGATCGTAGTCAGCGATGATGTCCCTTCTCCAGCTTTCGGGATCGTACCGGTAGCCGAGTGACGCCCGTAGGAGGTACGCACCGTCCGTGAAGGCGTCTGCCGCTGGCGGCCATCTCCCGTACGTCCCCTGCCCCACGATCTCGGTGAGGCCATACACGCAGCCTGCACCAGCGGAGACAGACAGCATCCGTTCGAGCCTGTCGGGCGGGTAGGCGTCGTCATCCCGGAACCGTCACCCACTCCCCGTGGGCGTGATCGAGGCCGTAGTTGATCGGAGGAACCCCTATCGCCTGCCATCGAGCCTGCTCGTCCTCCGGGTACTCGGCATGGGGCAGGTTCGTGAACCTGAAGCGCCCGTCGCGGGCCACCAGATCCATCATCACGAGGACAGTCTTGGCGTCCGTTCCGTCTCCCACCACGTGGCATTCCCAGTCGCGATAGGTCTGGTCGAGGATCGAGGGGAGGCAGCGATCCCGTAGCAGCTCCGCCCTGTTGTAGGTCGGGACGATGATCGAGATCACCGACGCTTCCCGACGAGCTGGGGGCCGCCACCGACCTGAGGGTCGCTCCTCGAGTCGACGATGTCGCACCCCGCCATGTCCATGAGCAGGGGCCACGTGTCGTCGAGGAAGCGGTAGAAGTCGGGCGGGTTGTGAGGAGGGAAGCCCGTGGTGTGGGTGGTCAGGATGAAGAGACCACCGATACGAAGGACGCGCCTGACCTCGTCCAGCGTGCGCCAGAAGGTCGGGTCGTGCTCCAACTGGGAGGTCGAGACCACGACGTCGAACATGGCGTCGGGGAAGATCAGGTTGGAGGCGTCCATCACCAGATCGACCCCGGGCCCTGCCTCGCGGTCGATGCCGATGTAGTCGCCCTTGAAGAGCTGCCTGACGCTGCCGTTGACGTTGTAGCTGCCGATCTCGAGCACCTTCTTGTGCCTGAGGTCGAACGTCTTGACTGCCAGCGCGACGTATTCCATCACTGACTGGTGCATTGGTCCCTCGAGGGTGGGGTGCCGCAAGGGGGTGGGCGCTGCGGCACCCCGGAGGATTACGCCTTGACGACGTCGTCGCGCTCGATCTCGAGCGTGGCGCTGGCAAGATCCTTCTTGCCGTCGGTGAACGTGACCTTGTAGGTCCCGTAGCCCTGCACCATGAACTGGGCGCGGAGAGGACGTTCCACTCCGCAACGCAGGGTGTCGTTGATCCCCGGTCCTTCGACCCGGAACCAACCCTCGTCGACCTTGTCGTGACCGTTGAGGGTCATATCGACGAAGTCGCCGGGGCGGTAGACCGTCGCGACGGGGCCGATGGTGACGTTGCCAGTCTTCGCCACCTTCGTCTCGCCCCGATCCTTGAGGGGCTTGACCTCGATGTCATCTGCCATGAGCTACTCCTCGTGCTGTGGCGGGAACTCACCGCCCATCTCGACGATGATGTTCTGGAGGATCTTGATGTACTCAGCCTCACGCCGACGGTGGAGGTGAATATGCTCCGCCACCGTCAGTCTCGTGAGGTTCTCGCGCCGGTCGTCACTCTCGTCACCATTCCGGTGATGAATGACATGCCCCTTGCCAATGAGTTCGCCCGGATGAGCCTCCCGCCAGACGAACCACGCTCTCGGGAAGTACCTCTTCCGATCCGGATCCCACAGGTAGACCCGCTTGCCGATGGTCTTCGTGCCACCCTTCCAGTTGGGGGCATCAGGGCCACGCTTGCCCTTGTTGGGGCTCGCTCGCCCGATCTGGGACTGTCCGATCTTCGGGCCCCATGAATGATGACCGCCCCTCGCGACGGGCGTCGGGTTGGCGGTGTAGGGGCGGCCCGCGATCCCCGCCGCGATCATCCAGCGTCGAACCGTTTTCTGGCTGACTCCGAACGATGCGGCGAGATCGCGAGTCGATTGGCCTTGCTCGTACAGCAGCCTGAGATCCGAGGCATCTGGCTGGGGGATCAGGCCCCCTTTTCGACGACCCATGCAGCACCTCCTTGGTGCTGCCAGTCTACCAGATATGCCGCCTCGTATCAGGCTTCATCATAGCTGTAGTTCGCGGTCTGCTGCGTCCAGTTGCCCGGGCCAGCCGTCGCGCCGACCTGAAGCTGGAGCACGAGGTACTTGGAGTACCCGTTGAGCTGACCGGCCGTGTACTGGGCGTTGTCCCAGATCGCCTTGTTGCCCGACGTGTACGCCGTGGCGTTCGTCGCGGCGACCGTGGAAGTCGCCGTGGTGCCCTGCTGGTACGTCACGAAGGCCCCGGTGAAGTTCAGCGTCGTCGACGTGTCGACGGTGGCGGCGAACCAGACCTTGAAGCTCTGGACGTAGTTGGCGGGGGTGGCCGTGATCTTGAGGCGGGCCCACTTCTCGAACGAGTTGGTGCCCACCGTGATCGGGTTCGCCTGCCTGTTGGCGAGCGTGTTGAGCGCGTTGTCGGCGCTGATCATGTCGATGCCCGTCACGGCGTCCGTGACGGTGGGGCCTGCAGCGGTTGAAACGCTCAGGACGATGGTTGCGGCCATTTCTACTCCTGCTGATGCCCTAGCTCGACGACTTGGCTGGCGTCTTTGACGGTCCAGCCGTCGAGGCGGGCGGCGGCGTTGCCACCTCCTTGGCGGAGAGCACGTCGTCGACGGTCACCACGCCCAGAGGTGTGTTCGCCATGAGCTTGTTGTACGGGTTGTTCTCGTCGTTGGGGTCGCCCATCGGGGGTCGGCCGTCGTCCATCCGCGCTTCGTTGATCGGCTTCCAAGGCATGCCTGCGAGCGCCAGCTTGTTGATGCTGGCCTTTGACATGGACTCCTTGATATTGAGCCGGAGGAAACGGAAGGCGAGGTTGTTCGCGGACCCCCCGTAGGACTCGTCCCAGACGATCTCCCGAGTGAGGAAGTCCTGTCCGAGCGCCAGCAGAGGACGGAGACCACGATCCTCGGTCATATCCGCCTGTGTCTCTGCGTTCGCCCTGTTGATGTCCATGGTCAGGCCCAGATCCTGAGGCGAAAGGCCGTAGACGGCCGCCACCTTGCGGACCAGATAGACCAGCCACTCTTGGTACTGCATGTCTCGGTTCGAGCCCCGGAAGGGCACGAACTTCGCACCCTTGGAGCCGCCGATGAACGCCATGGCACCCTTGCCCGCCACCTCACTGAGCCAGTAGGACTTGAAGCCCTCTACCTGCTCTGGGCGGGCTGTCTCGCCGAGGTCGAGCATCCCGTCGGGTGCGGCGTTGGTGACCTGTCGCGTGTTGTACTGGGAGCCATTCAGCTCCGCGTCGATGGTCAGCTTCAGGGTCTCGAGCGGCGAGAGCCCCATGACGCTGTACGTCCTCGGGTTCGCCATGATGTAGACCATGTCGCGGTTCTTGAAGGGCACCTCGTAGGTGGGCGTGGGGCACCACCAGTAGCGGTTCTCGTCGGGGTCGCCGTCCCAGATCGTGGAGACCTTGATCCTGCCCCCGTCCGTGCCGTGCAGGTAGGCGAGGGAGCCGTCGAGGGTGCGCTCCTTCTCGATCACGCCCGCGTCGAGAACGAGGATGTCCTCCATGATCGGCTCGATCCACGAGCGGAACGACTCGACCATCGGATTGGGCTGGTTGAAGAGGGCCCGCAGCTCCTTCTGGAGCGGCTTGCTGTAGTCCAGCGTGGAGTCGAAGGGAACGATGTCCCACTCTGCGCTGGACACCTGCGTCTTGCGGATGTTGATCGCGGCCCGGATCCACTCGGAGTGCTCGGCCCAGTTGCGGAACAACGCCGAGGACGACTTCGACGCTCGACCCTTGTCCTGATAGGCCAGCGCGGCGCTGCCCTTCGGCTGGTTCTTGGGCGAGGTGCGGTATCCGTAGAGCGACTTCCTCAGGGCCACTCGTCCCTGTGGAGTCCTCAGGCCCGGTGGGGCAGTCAAGGCCATCAGCGCGGCTCCTTGAAGTGCGCCGCAAGGACTTTGTCCTGCTGGGCGTTGATGAAGTCGGCCTCGAGCTTCTTGTTGGCAGCGGCGATGGCCTCGTCGTAGGTGAGGCGGTAGGTCTCGATCCCCTTCAGGAGAGCGGCGATGTAGGGCGGGACGGTTTTCTTCCCGTCTCGGAACTCCAGATCAACTGGCTCGTCCCACTCCATCATGCGTTCCCGGTGTAGGAGATCTTCGTGACGTCATGGACGGGGCAGGTGGTCGCGATCTGGCCCTTCAGGTGGCAGTTGCAGACCGAGCCCGTCGTGAGGGGCGGCACGACGTAGGGGGTCCAGCGCCACGGCACCTCCATGGGTGCGGTGCTGGTCCCGGTCGTGTTCACGGGGCAGCGGTGTTCTGGCCCCTGCCACCACGTGCTGCAATCCGGGCACTTGTACATCGCCATCAGGCTGCTCTCCTCTTCAGGCTGCCGTAGAAGAACTCCTGCCCGCCGAGATCCATCGAATAGCCGAGGGCATCCACGAAATCGTCGTGGCCCTTGGGGAAGGAGAGCAGCTCGACCTCGAACGCCGAGCCCTTGAGGGAGGCATGGTGAAAGACCTTGTGGGCCTCGTACTTCGCGGCCACCGCACGAGCACGGGTCGTCTTGTCGACGTCGGCCTTCTTGCCCTCGATGGGG